CGACAAAGAGGAGCGCCTTGACGACGGGTCGACCGACATCGACACGCTCGACGCTCGGGAGTACGCGGCCGAGCCGCACATGAGCGCCATGATCGCGTAGGGGGGAGCATGGGAAGCATTCGGGAGGCAATAAAAATGTTCTACGACACCTTGACCGGAAAGGTCACGAGCCAGGATATCACGGACGCGGGCGAAGACATCCGCCGGTGGTATCAGATCTACGGGGACGAGTCTTTCGGCGACGTGCCGTGGTGCAAGTACTCCTACGTCAGCCTCGACGGTCGACCGCACGAGCGGAAGCGGGCGGCGCTCAACGCGGCAAAGGTCGTGTGCTCCGACCTCGCGGGGCTCATCTGGGCCGAGCGCCCCGAGTTCACCTCCGGGACCGGCGTCGAGGAAGTGTTCAAGGACGCCCGCTTCTGGGATCGCCTACCGGACTTCACCGAGCGGGCGGTGCTCGCTGGCGGCGGCGGGGCGATCAAGCTCTACGCGTCCGACGGGAAGATTCACGTCGACTTCGTTACCCCGGACAACTTCTTCCCGGTCTCTTGGGACGGATCGAAGCGGATCACCGAGGCCGACTTCATCGAGAAGCGGACCATCGACAACAAGAAGTACGTCCGCGTCGAGAAGCACCGACGGGCGACGCGGAGCGTCGAAGGGGAGAACGGCGCAACCGGCGCGACCGTCGCGGGGTACGAGATCAAGAACGTCATCTTCGAGGAAGCCTCCGGGAAGTACGCCGAGCGGGATAGCGAAGAGCTCTACGCGGCGTTCAAGGTGTCGCGCGATCCCGTCTTCTTCGGGACCGGGGACGTCCCGCTCTTCGCTTACGTCAAGAACCCCGAAGCGAACAACCGCCACATCACGTCGCCCGTTGGTATATCAATCTTCGCGAACGCGGTCGACACGATCCACTCGATCGACATCGTATACGACGCCCTTCGGTCCGAGGTCGTGCTCGGACGGAAGCGGATCATCGTCCCGGCGCAGGCTATCAGGACCATCATCGACCCCGACGATGAGGAAGGGCGGCCGGTCCGCTACTTCGACCCTGCGGACGAGATCTTTCAGGCATTTAACACGACCGATAACGACACGCTCAAGATCAGCGACAACTCGGTCGAGCTCCGGATCGAGGAGCTCACCCTCGCCTTGCGGACGCTCCTCAATGTGCTTGCCGTCCAGGTCGGGTTCTCGGCCGGCTCGCTCTCGTGGGACGGGCAGAGCGTGAAGACCGCGACGGAGGTCATCAGCGAGAACTCGAAGACCTTCAAGACGGTTAAGGGCTTCCAGCAGGCGATCGGCGACGCGATCCTCACCATCGCCGAGACCATCAGGCTCATAGGTCCGGCGATCGTTGACGGCTTCTCCGACACGACGGAGGCGGCGATCACCTGGCAGGACTCCATCCTCGAGGACAAGGCCTCGATCACTAAGTACTGGACCGAGCGGTACAACGCCGGGACGTGCTCGCTCGAGAACTACCTCATCAAGGTCGACGGGCTCGAGGCGGACAAGGCGGCGGTCGAGGCCGCGAAGATCAGGAAGGAGCGACAGCGGGTAGAGATCTATCCAGGCGAATAGCGCGCAAGCGACCCGGCGCATACTCCGGGGTTTCTTGGCCCGTGCAGGTGCCCTCGTTGCGCCGTCCGACCTCCTCCGGCGGCGCCTCGATGTGGCGGGGTTCGACTCCCCGCCGGGCCTTATGCCAATAAGGCGGAGGTGAATGATGGCAGTACATGAGAAAGGTGAAAAGGGAAAGAAGGACCGGATGAAGCTCGTCGCCGATTACCAGCGGATCGTGAAGTTCTTCAAACTAGCGCCGGTGTCGGACGTCGAGATCGCGCGGATGGGGAACCAGTTGCTCTACAAGCTCATAACGGACGTGTTCGACGCCCAGCCCGCGAAGCTCCGGCGGAAGTACTTCGACAAGTACCACGGGGCCACGAACCCGTCGTTGCGGGCTGACCCGTCGGCGTTCCGGTGGACGCTACTCGCGGCGAGGCAGAACCACCGCCTCGTCGTGGCGTTCTTCATCGCCCTCGGGGTGCGGATCATGGGGAAGGTCAATCGGGTCATCGCCAGGGTGAAGCGGTTCATCTCGCGGGTGAAGAACGGGAAGCTCCTCCGCGTGGTTCGCGGGTGGCGCAACGCCGTCGCGGAGAAGGTCGAGGACGTGAAAGAGGTCGCCGAGGACGCGAAGGAGAAGGTCATCGACGCCGTAGACGCGTTCAAGGGGGAGGCGGAATAGGCAATGACCGCTATCGAGCTTCTCTACGACATGGAAACGGAACTACTCGCAAACCTCGTGCGATCGCTCGCGCGTGGGGACGTGGGTAGCGCCGCATGGGCGGCGAAGAAGCTCGGCGACCTCGGCATCGTCTCGGCGAGAAACGCCCAGGCGGTCCGGCGGGCGCTCAAGAAGGCCCTGCCCCTCATCCAGGCGGAGGTGCGGGGCCACGGGATCAAGGCCGCCTCAACCATCGACCGCTACCTCGACGGGCTCCAGCTCTCCGAGGTGCTCCCGTTCGACGCGTCGCAGGCGGTCGTGGACACGCTCGCCACCTGGGAGGGGAAGGCGACGACGGCGATCGAGAAGATGGGGACGACGCTCCTCGACGGGACCGAGGCTATGTACGTCGACGCGATCGAGAAGGCGTCCGCACAGGTGCTCATCGGCGCGAAGTCAGGGCGCGAGGCGATTGCGTCCGTCGCTCGCTCATGGGCTGACGCGGGGATCGCCGGGCTCGTCGACGGCGCGGGGCGGCAATGGTCGGTAGAGGCCTACGCCTCGATGGTCGTCCGCTCGAACGTGCGGAACGTGGTCACGGACACGCAGATGGCGCGGTGCGCCGACTTCGGGGTTGACCTCGTCGAGGTGTCGAGCCACGTCGGGGCGCGGCCGGGGTGTGCACCGTACCAGGGCCGGATCTATTCGCTCTCGGGGGCGTCGACCGAATACCCGCCGCTCTCGTCGACGAGTTACGGTCAGCCGGCCGGGCTCTTCGGGATCAACTGCGGGCATCAAATGTACCCGTACATCCCGGGTGCGAGCACGAGGACCTTCAAGCCTGTCCCGACGAGGGAGAACGAGAAGGCCTACGAGACGAGTCAAGAGCAGCGGGCGCTTGAGCGGGCGATCCGAAAGTCGCGCCGCGAGGTGGCGGCTATGGAGGCCCTCGGGGACGAGGGCGAGATCAGGAAGGCGAAGGAGAAGCTCGCGCGAAGGCGCGACGCGATGAACCAGTTCATCGATGAATCAGGGCGGACGAGACGACTCGACCGCGAGAGAATCTTCTAGGAGGGAGACATGAAAGTGAAAATGCGCGAGTTTTATGAGGCGGACGGCGTCGGTGCTGGGTCGGGTGATCCTGCGGGTACGCCCCCCGCGGCCCCCGCTCCGGGTGCGGGCGCTCCAGCTGCCCCTGCGGGTACGCCACCGGCCGCTCCTGCGGGTGACGCGGCAAAGTTCACCCAGGAGCAGGTGAACGACCTCGTCGCGAAGAGCACGGCGAGAGAGATCGAGAAGCTCGCGAAGGAGCTCGGGGTCGCCGACGTGAAGGGACTCAAGGACGCCGCGAAGAAGCTCAAGGAATACCAGGACAGCCAGAAGACCGAGGCCGAGAAGAACGCCGAGGCACTCAAGACTCTCACCGGCGAGAAGGAGACGCTCGCGACCGAGAACGCCACGCTCAAGGCACAGCTCGCGGCGCTCTCGCAGGGCGTAGCGGTCGAGCAGGTCGCGAAGGTCGTGAAGCTCGCGGGCACCTATGAGGGCGAGTCGATCGACGACAAGATCAAGGCGGTCCTCAAGGACTTCCCGAACTTCGCAACCGGAACCGCCACCACGCCCGCCACCAGGAAGCTCGTCGCCTTCGGCGGGCCGAGTGGTGGCGCTCCTGGTGACGCGAACGCCGCCGCGCTTGCCGCCGCAAGAGCCGCGATGGGTAACGCTTGACAAAATAAAAAGTTAGTCCGCTAATTGAGTTAAGGACTACACCGCGCGGCAACGCGCGTGCCATACCGGAACCAGAGCCGGGCCTTCGGGCGATAGACTGGGGGAACGGAACCGGGGCCGTGCCGAAAGGCGATACACCGGGGAAAGGAACTTGCGCCTACTCGCAAGGGGAACCTGCGGAAACGCGGGGAGAAAAGCACCGCGTATGCGGGGCTACCTCTTGAACTGATCGGCGCACAGTTCCTTTTTTTGTGCCCTCACGGGTACACCC